CGATGCCAACATCCAGGTTAACCGCGCCGGTCGAGCCGGTACGGGCGTACAGATACGTGCGCAGGATGCCCAGCTTCACGCCTTCGGGGTTGGCGACATAGCCGATCCCGCCGTTGGCGGTAGAAGCAACGCCGGTGATGGTCACCTTGAACATGCCGCGCTGCTCGGAAATGGTTGCTGAAACAGTCATGATGATTCTCCTTGGGCGGGCGTTTCACCCGCCCTGATAATGGTCGGTCAGGTTACGCTTCGTTGACCAGCGCCATGAGCAAACCGCTGGCGGTGCCGCTGACTTCCGCCTTCATGACGTAAGTGAGCGGGTCTGCAGCTGCCGTACAACCGGCAATGCAGTTCTCTTGTCCCATCATATAGATCTGATGGAACACAGCGCAGTTGTCGTCAATGGCGACGGCCAAAACTCCGCCAGCTTCACCTGAGCCGTAATAGTTCAGGAAAGAGCAACGGTCAAAGAACACGCTGAATCCTTCGTTGTTGATGTCCACGTCCGTGTAAGCCAGGACGTGGGTCGTTACGCTCGACCAGCTCAGGAAGCGGCAGTGCTCGAAGTAATTGCGCTGGTTGTCGCCATCGCCCTTGTAAAGCCACAGGCCGCGACTCGCAGCCGTGCGCAGCAGGGTTTGCTGGCCGATGGTGCAATTCAAGAAGTAGTTCTCACCGCCGGAAACCTTGAGGGAGTACGACGCAGCGGTGACGCTGGTCGGGCACATGAAGAAAACATTCTCGAAAAGGTTGCGCTGACCCGTAACAATCGCCACACCAGAGGCCGCTCCGCTGGCCTTTTCCTGGTTGAATTGAATGTTCTCGACGATACAGCCATTGCCGGAGAACGTGATCACCGGTGTCAGAGCCGTTGCGGCGGCCATGACAACGCGGGAGCGGTTGCCCAGGCCGGGTAAGTAAGAGCCGACGCCGATCAAGTGGGTATAACTCTTGTCCCATGTGATCGAAGCAGCCGGATTGCAGGCAGTGGCGCCTGCCAGGGCCAGCACGACGTCATGCCGGTTTGCGGTGCACAGATCCTCGGCGGCTTCCAGGGTCAGAAGCGGCGCCTCCCATGACCGGCCATGGTTGCTGTCCGAACCATTGACCGGATCATAGATAAACACCTTTGACTTAGGACCGCGCGGGATACCCATCGAGGCGACGTATTCATTGAGGTTTTTCGGATAGAGTGCCATGTTAACCTCCTACGCGGTCAGGGCGGCGAAAGCGCAGCGGCTGGCAGCGGTGGCTTGCATGCGGTTGATCGGGTTGGGCAGGGCGAAGCCCACGCGCATCACGGCGCGCAGAGCAACCATGTCCTGCTGAGCCAGGTTGTAGACGATATTGCCGGCCGCGTCCTGGATCACGGCCTCGGTCAGGATCTTATAGGTGATGTCCTGGCGCATGGCGTAAACCATCTGGTTCCACTGGCCGGAGATCAGCCAGTAGGTCGAGGAGATCGCCCCGTTGGTCGGGAAGACACATGGCGCGCCGTCCAGCTCGTACAGGTTGGCGCCCTGCATCGAGCGAGTAAAGATCGGCTGGCCGTTGACGTCACGCACGTTGCGCAGCTTGCGCTTCATGCTGGTATGGGCAATCGAGCCGGTGACCATGAAGCCATCATCCTCGACATAGCCAAACAGGCCGGAAACTGCCGCAGCGGTCTCGCCCAGGATGGCCTCGTAAAGGTCGGTGTAGGCTGCCGCGCTGATCACAGAGCTGGCGGCGGTGGCGACGGCGATCAGGCCGGCCGCGCCCAGGTTGGTAGTCCAGGTGGTCGGGATGTTGGTGCCGTACAGCACCGCGGCGTCAATGGCGATGCCGAAGGCTTCCTCGAGCAGCGGGCGCACCTGCGCCCAGATGTCGTAATTGGAATCGTCCAGCACCGCCTCGGGGATCGGCACGATCACCGCCAGCTCCTCGGCGTCCAGGTATTTGTTCTCCCAGTCCACTTCCGAGGTCTGCTTCAGCGAGTTGTCGCCGGTGATGAAATAGGCGGTCGGCAAGGCGCTGACCACCGGGATGCGCTGCTGCTTGCGCGGGATGTCCGGCAAGCGGCGCGCCAGCCCCATCACCGCGGACATTTGCGGCACATGGGACAGGATCTCGGCGCTGACGTTCTCAGGGATGAGGGCGGCAGCGTCGGTTCGGCTGATGATGTTGTTGTAAGGCATTTCTAAATCCTCCAGCGCGCTCCGTTATTGGTTTGCGCGCAAACGTGTTAAGGCTGACGCCCGGCAGATGTGCGGATCCAGGCATTCATGTCGGCATGCCCGTCGGGCGCTTGCCCTGTGCCTGCTCCGGCATTGGTCTGCGTGGGCGGCTTCTTGTCGCTCCCGAATAACTCCGGGTAGCTCTTCTTCAGCGTCTCGAAGCTGACCTGGCCCTTGCGGTCGAACAGGTCGTCCTGCACCGCGACCACGTAAGCCAGCCTGAGGTTGGTCACGCCGGCGGCGTGCGCTTGCTCGTAGAAATCGGCCTTGCGGTCAGCGGTGCCCATCTGGTCGGCCATCTCGGTCAACTTCTTCTGGGCGTCGCTGTCTTTCTCGGCCTTGGCGGCCAGCTCGCGCAATTGCTTCTCCAGGTCCTTGCGGGCGTCTCGCTCGCTGTCCAGAGCGGTCTTGAGCCCCTTGACGTTCTCCGCCATGAGCTCCTGCACGGGCTTGGGCTGTTCCTTGAGCCAGGCGTCGTAATTCAGCGCCGGCGGCTGCTGTGGTGGTTGTTGCTGAGTATTCCCGCCTGCTGGCGGTTGTTGTTGGGTGTTATCAGGCTCTGGCATCTCGCCTTACTCCTCGGGCGTCTCGCCCTTCTTCACAAGATCGGATAAGTTGGCCACCTGCACCGATGGACCCCAGGTCTCATCGATATGCGTATCGGCCAGCTCTTCGAACTGGAAATCTCCCGACTTCCAGGCTTTGAAATATTTAGGCCCCATCATTTCTTTTTGACCAATGATGAGCTTTTTGCCCTTCTGATCTTTCGGCGTTTCAACTGGCTGGCGCATAAACCATTCGAGGCCAGTTTCAACTTGTACCGGCGCCAGTCCCTTGATGATCGGCTGCATGAAACAACGATCATTGGGATGGACGTGCATCAGCTCGTCTATCAGGTAGATCGTGCCGTCCAGCGCAATGCAGGCCATGCAGGTGCGCGGGTTGCGCGCCGCGCGGCGGATGTAGCCCTCGACCACGCCGCTCGCTTTCATCTGCTGCCGGCTGGCTTGCCGGAAAGAGCGGATCTGCTCGCTGCGCGCCACGGTCAGCGCCCGGTTCAGGTTGCCGCTCATGTCGTCCATCATCAGGCGCGCCGTCTGCCTGGGATTGACGCCCGCGGCGGTCGAATCGATCAATGTCTGGGTCAGCTTCACCACCGAATTGGGATAATCCTCGAGCAGCAGCTCATACAGTGGCGTGCCGTCGCCGGCGTAGCCGATCATGGCTTCCACCGCCTCGACCGGCAGCAGGTCGAAGAAGCCGCCCACCTGCCCAGCGTCCATGTAGACGGCGCGGATGCTGGCCGAGGCGCTCTCGATGCCCAGGCCGGCATACTCCGCTTGATTGCGGGCGATCTCGCCGGATGCCCAGCGCGCGTAGCGCTGCGCTTCGGACTTGGCCTGAACGGCCAGCTTTTGGTAGGTCTCCATGCGGTAGAGCTTCGCCGCGCTGACCGTCTCGCCGGCGGCGTGCATGGCGGCCACCTGGTCGGCCAACAGCGCGGCGCGCGCTTCCAGGGAGAATTCCACGTCCAGCCAGCGCCTGGCCATGACCTGCATCTGCTCGGCCTCGCGCTCGGCCATCCGTAGACGGAATTGTTCGATGACTTGCTCGATAATGCTAGGCACCCGCGCCTCCTTGATCGAAGCCGCGCTGCGCTCTCAATAGCGCCTGCGCCAGGGTTTGCTGCGCGGCGGCCTGCTCGGCGGCTTTATCCGCTTCCATCTGGGTCAGCTCTTCTTCCTCCCAGCCCTCATCTCGTAAGGCGGTGGTCAGCGGCACACCGCTCGACACGCGGATCTGGGTGATCTCGGCGCTCGTCCTGGGCTGCACCGATTCGGGATCTTCGAACTTGGGGATGATATCGGCCGGCGCAGCCGCCACGCCCGCCAGCTCCAAGAGGAAGACGGCTGCTTCGCGCCATACCGGCGTGAAGCGCTCGATGCGCGCGTTGACCTTCTTGACCAGCGGGCTTTCCATGGTCAAGAGCGCCTCGCCGGAGGGCGTCTCGCCTTCCCGGAAGAAATAATGCTTGGGCGTGCGCGTGATGGAGCTCAGCGTCTGCGCCAGGTTATCGATGGCATCCAGGTAATTGCTCAGCTCCGTCGGGCTGAACTCGCCGACCTGTGTATGCTGGCCGGCGCCATCGCCGGCCGGGATCGACCAGACTTCGTTGGGCGCGTTCTTGAGCTTGCCCTTGATGTCGGCTTCGGAGATCACCCAGCGCTGTTTGAAAGCGCCATACTCGGCGGCCACCATCATATCGGTGAGCAGCTTGTTGATCCCGTTCTGGATCGGCACCACGTTCTGCAGGTCGCCCAACATCACCCGCCGCTGGGTGCGGAAATGGAATACCGGGATGCGGCTATAGGGGTTATCCTCGATGCCCGTCTCATCGAGGTGGAAAGTATTGGCGTTGCTCACGCTCTTGCTGGTCGAGATGTAATGCTCGGTGCGTTCCGGGTAATACAGGTTGAGACGTACCCGTCCCAGGGCTTCGTCCACCCACCATTTGGCGCAGAAGCTCATCACGCGTGGGTTGGCCAGGTCATAGAATGCGTGCACCAGGCGCGGGTCGTTGTAATAGGCCTGGGCCCCGCCGGCGTCATCCAGCTCCGCCAGGATGAAGGCCTCGCCGGTGATCAGCGCCGCCTGGTGGACATCGTCCGATTCGAGCGCCAGCTGCGAGCCGTCCCACAGCATAGTGAGCATGTCCTGGCTGGTCTGGTCGGATGCCTGCAGGCTCTTCAGATTGATGCGGTCCAGCACCGCGTCGATCACCACCGCGCACCAATTTTCGATGAAGATGGCGTCCAGGCCCTTGAAGATCTCCTCCAGGCGCTTGTTGGTGTACAGCAGTGGCTGGTTGCCATCGTAATAGTCGAACAGCCGGTTGTAGATCGGCTTCTTGGCGGAGAGGGCTTTATAGGCGCGCTCGAGATCGCTCATGAGTTATCCTTGAAAAGATCGGGCAGAACGGCGCTCGATCATATCATCTTCGTAAGCATAGCGGGCGGCGTCGATCAGATGGTCGTTTTTCTCCACAGGCCGCCGGATCGCCACGCCGTTTTTGTCTTCCTGCCATTTATATTGCTGGAACTCATTTTTTGTGTTGATGCAAGCCTTATCTATCACGATCCTTTGCTGTTGCAACCATTGGATGCCGAAATTCACGCTGTCTTTGCCTTTGCGGGCTGGCCTGGCATTGACGCCATTGTCCTTCAATTCCCGGATCGACTTCGGCTCGGCGCTGTCACAAATAACCTCTTCCCGCCCGCAGATCGGCGTCACCATCACGGCCAATTCCGGGTTGGTCAATCCGAGCTCATGCAATTCATCGAAGAAATAGATCGTCTTATGCATCTTGTTGTAATGAGACCGAGATAACGCCGCCGGATCGCTGCTGAAGCCGAAGTCCAGCCCGTTCCGGCAATTAACGAACTGATCGTGCATCTCAGTCAGATCCTGCACCGTCCAATTCGTGAAGATGACATTGCCCAGCACTCCCCAATTTCCAAGGGTATAAACGTTGTAAAAATATTTGTCGGTCTCGTTTTTCAGGTCCTT